ACGCGCATAATAGCTTCAACTAAATCAATATCTAAACTTCTAGCAGAAAATAAAGCGTCGGCTTCTAATTCTAATACATCTATTTCTGTTTCAGCCTTTCTAACAGCGTTAAATTCTTCGAATAACGAACCGTTTAAAGGATGATACAACGATAAGAGTTGTTGAAGAATAACTTTTTCTTTCGGAACTCTTAAAACTCCATTTCTAAAAATAATATGAGATAATCTTTGTTCACCTTTCATTTCATCTACAAAAGGAGTTTGTTGATTCTCACAGTATTTTAGTTCTCTTTCATAACCCTTTTCTTCATCAAAATAATAAATGTTACAAGATTTTATAAGATAAGAAAGTGGAGAGGTTCTATTTTTTAAATAATAAACTCTATTTTTTATTTCCCAAGTATTCTCAGGAGTTGGTAAAGGTTTTTCCTTTACTTTTGGTTGTTCTATAACAACCGTTTCTTCTTGAACTTGAGGCACTTCCACCTCAACTTTTTTTGTTTTCTTTTTCATAATATAATATATAATAAAATTAATAAAAATAAAAGGACCGAGGCCGAAACCTCGGTTCTTTTAAAAATTGACTATGTTAATAACATGAAGTTATTAGCACCTTGTGTAATCAAACATCTTTCAGATAGATAATGAATTTGCATTACGTCTAAAGACGACGTAGCTGCTCCAACAGAACCTGTAACCCAAGTCTTGAATTTTCTGTCATCTGTTTGAGAAGATCTGTATCTAACATGTAAGAAAGGTCGTTTAAGATTCTTTCCTAATGCTTGATCATAAACTGAAGATACTCCAGCTGGAATCATAACACCTCTAACATTGTTAACAGTGTCTAATAAACCACCTCTAGTAGCTTTATCGTTTAGATATTTCCAATCAGACTTATAAAAATCATAAGATCCACGTCTGAAACCAGAGAAACCTAAATTAAGCGCCATATCTTCTTCGTTGTTGAATACTCCATAAGAAGTACCACCAGCTCCATAAGAATTCATACCAGCTAACATGTCATCCATAGCTAAAGATGTGTTTCTATCAACAAACATCATGTTTTCTTCAATAGCACCTTGATTGTCAAATTCCGCTAAGATAGCGTCAAATTCTGCTAAATCAGTAGCAGGGTTAACGCCAGTTATACCAGAAGTTTGGTTACCTCTAGTTGTGATCGCTTGAAACAAACCTTGTGTACCAACAGCTGCACCAGCACCACCAGCAGGTATACCAGAGAAACCACTACCTTGCATTGCGGTCTCTGTATCAATAGCGTTATTAGCGTCACCTACTTCAGACTCAATCATCGCCATTTCTAAGTGATCAGAAAAACGAGAACGAGTATCACCTTCAGCTTTTAAATACCAAAGATAACCACTTTGTCCATCTTCACCAGTAACTTCAACCCAACCAATAGCAGATGCATCAGATCCTGAAATATCGTAGTAATCTTTTATGATAATCGGCTTGTTGGAAAAAGTTGTAAATTGAGGTGTATTGGACGTATGAGATGAAGCACCAGCATAGTCGTCACCTTTTCTAAATTCAGAACCGTAAACCATAACGACAACAGTGTCATTACTAGCAAAATCAGTTCCTATAGTACCATCTGTACTTGTATAAGGTAAAGGATAAACTCTATCTAAGTTAGTAGTACCTAAACCAGATGCTTGACCAATTCCAGCAACATAGCACTTCATTGTTTGAGTTGCACTAGTTACTATAATTGTATCACCTACTCTAATACCGTGAGCAGTACCAGCTGTTTGATTATCAATATCGTTACCAATAGTAATGTAATCACTAGCACTCACTACAGCACCGTTATAAGATAAGTGTAATCTACCTTGTTCTGACCAAACTACTTGATCAGCAGTCATAGATTCTTCCGCTCCAACTTGTTCTAGGAATCCAGAAACTGTACGGTTACCAAAAACCTCAGCTTCTTTTTCCATCAAATCGGGCAGGTATTGTTGCGCCCAACCACTAGTGGCTGTCGCAGTAAAATCGATGTAGTTTGTATTTAGTGTTTGCTTTTGTGAGAGCGGGACACTATTCAAACTACCACCGGGTGTAATTGCCATAATTTTAAATTTTTAAATTATTATTTTTGTTTAATTTTAAACTTGAAATCTGGACTATTATCACCTAATACTCTTACTTTAACACCTCCAGTATCAATACCATCACTATGTGATTGCCTTGGGTCCATGTTGATGTTTTTAGATTTAGCAACACTATCTTTTAAAGCGTCTGCTTTACCTTGATCGTAAAAGTGATTAGCAATCGCGTCTGGGTTCATGGCTGTAAATAGACCTTTATGATAACCCGTAGCGTCTTCCATCATATTATCTTTGTTCAAAAACTTTTTGACAAAGTTATTAATGTCGCTTTGAGTTTCTCTTGTTTGATCTATATCTTTAACATTAAACCTATACTTCTTATCTCCAACACTGTATTCAAAACCTTTGAATTTGTCGCTAAAAACCTGTTCGGTTTTATTTAAAAAAGTATCTGATGCTTTCTGACTTTGTTCAGATCTCTCGTTGTATCTATTAAAGAACTCAACAGCTTCTTGTTGCTCACTCGTGAGCTTTGAACCTGCTTTGAGATCTTCATAGTATTTGGACTTTTGCCCGTCCAGGTGGCTTTTAGCGCTGGCAACTTGCTCTTTTAACGCTAATTTTTTTCTTTTTATTTCTTTTTCATCATCAAGGTTCTCGTTATACGAAAACTGATCTTCCATAAGAAAATTAATTTCTTCTTTATTTAGATGAGGTTTAGTTTGAGTAAAGTACTCTTCTAGTAAACTCAAATTATCTAACTCATCATAATTTTGATTAAGTTTTATATAATCATTAATATCACCACCAGTGTCGTTCATGAAATTAACTAGTTTTTCAACATTTTCCGGTAGAATCTTTTCAGATTGTTCTCTAACAGGTTCTTCAGTTTCTGTTATCTCTTCTAGTACGGGCGTTTCTTCATCTTGAACGGTTTGCTCTTGAACTTGCCCGGGGGATGACACGACCACTTCGGTTTCTTCCCCGCTTTTATCGCTTTCGCCTCCTGCGCTTTGCACGCTTCCAGTTGTTTCCCCGTGTACGGCATCTTCTTCTGTTTTTAATGGTTTACTCATATCAACTTTGATAACACTGTCGTCTTGACTAAGTTTTTTCATTGTTGGTTTCTTTACTTTAATTTTTTCGACTGTATCGTCTACTTTAGGTTGTTCAGTAATTTCTTCAATTACCTGTTCTTTCTTTTTTGCCATAATAAAATATTATAAAATTAATAAAATTGTTACATACCAAACGCACTCAAATCAATACCTAAATCAGTTGCTTCAAAGTTTTTAGGTGGTTTTCCACTTTGTCTTTGATCAATTAATTCAGATTGTTGAGTTGCTTGTATTTTTGTTCGATCGTCTTTACGATCTTCTTTTTTTGTGTCTCTAACTTTTTGTACTTCTGTTTCAGCATACTTTAACTGTAGATTAAATTGGAATTCATACTCCATTAACTGTTTTTTAAGCTCTGCTTCTTGTAAAAGTTTTCTAGAAGCTATATCTGCTTTTACGTTTTCAAGTTCAATCTCGCTTTGTGTTTCAAATTGTTTTTTACGAACCTCCATTTGAGCTGACGCTTTTTGAGCTTCAATATTAGCTTGACTTTGAGCCGCTATATTTTCTTGTTGCGCTTTTTGATCTCTTTCAAATTTCTTTTTTCTTCGTATCTTTAACAACTGATTTGCAAGTTTTACATTTTTAATTTCTCGTAAATCAATAGCATCTTCTAAATCTATGCTTTGTTGAGCTAATGCTTGTTGTATATTATTTTCTAATAACATTTGCTGCTCTTCATCTGGTGTTAACTCAAGGAATATACCAAAATCATATAAATGAAGATTTTTCATTTCATCTAGTGTTGCGACGTTATGATTGCCTATTGCTTGAATAAAAGCATCTTTTGTCGGTGAATATTCTAATATATCTGATATTCTAAGTGATAAGCATTCAGCTACTTCTTTCGTTAAAAATAAACCAGCTTGTAATATATGTCTAGTTGCAGTATTAGAA